GCAGTGCGGTCAGCTCCGCCCGGTACGCGCCGAACTCGACGGCGCCCCACTCGTACGGCTGGTGGTCGTCGTGCTCGCGGATGTACCGGCACAGCAGGTCCACCTCCGCTGCCTCCGCGGCCATGCGCCGCAGGAACGCGACGACCTCGTCGGCCGTGCGCTCCGGGGCGTCGTTCCAGGTGGCGACAGTGTCGACGTAGTCGGGCTCGCCCGTCGTCGAGTCGACCCGGATCTCGATGCCGAGGTGCTGGGCGAGGAACTGGGTGGCGTCGGCGACGACGGCGTTGTCGACGCCCTGGGTCGGGGAGCCGGTCTGGGCCCAGCTGCAGGCGCCGACGGTGCAGGTGGGGCACTCGCCGATCGGGATGTCTTCGGTGCCGGCGCCGGGGGCGCAGTACCAGTCCTGGGCGAGGCCGTACAGCTCGATGTGGGTGGCGGCGCTGCGGAAGATGGTGGGGAGCTCGGGGAGGTGCTCGAGCTGGTGGGTAGGCTGGCTCACGGCCTGCCTCGCTTTCACTGTGAGTGGGGTTGGCTAGGGCCGGTCCCGGGGTCGCACCCCCGTGGGGCGGCCCGCTTTGATGTACTGCGGTGTCAGATGAGCTCGGAGACCCAGCCGCCCGCGGCGGCCATGTTCTCGAGAGCCCTGAAGTACGTGTGGACCTCGTCGAAGTCGGCATCCACGAAGACCTCGGCGTAACCGGGTAGTGCGTACCAGCGCTCCGTGCAGAAGCGGATGAGGCGGCGCTCGTCCGGGGCGGTGGTGCCGTGGCGGTAGCTGTAATCGACATCGACGATCTCGATACCGCGGGCTCGGGCCCAGCTGCGGTGGGTCTTGTACCGCTGGCGCACGTCCCGGGTGTGGCCGACCTTGACGAGGCCGCTGGTAAACCCGATGACGTACAGGTAGCGGACGTCGTCGTCCTCGCCGCTCATGCGGCGAGTGGCGGATGCATCTCGGGCGTATGGGCGTTCGCGCGTTGGGCGGTGATCAGCGCCTCGATCCCATCGACCGTGAGCCGGTGGCCTGGATACCAGGCGGCCTCAGCGGCGGCGCGGGGGCTGCGGGCGTCCCGCTCGGCCCGGGCGATGGCGAACCCCCGGCCGGCGGAGCGGATGGCCTCGGCCTTGGTGGTCACGCCGCCACCTGCTCGTCGGCGCTGGTCATCAGCTGGTCGATGGGGATCTGGTAGGCGTCGATGAGACGGCCTTGGGTTGCTGCGGTGGGCTGGCATTCGCCGTTGAGGAGTCGGTGGACGGTCGACTGGCTGACGCCGGTCCGCTTGGCGATGGCGTATCGGGTGAGGTCGCCGAGGGAGGCGGCTGCCTCGCGCAGGTTGTCGGTGTTGAGCTGGTGGGGCATGACTCTCCTCTCTATTGCCGAAAGTGGAAGTACTTCCGGTGATGGGTGCAACGCTAGACCCGCAGTCCCCGCATGCGCAACTATTTCCATGTGCGGAAATAGAAGCACGGCGCGTCGCCCCTGGCATATGCCGAAGGCCAGTCCTGCAGCCCCCGGGGTCGTGCGCCGGAGCGGGGCGCGGTACCTTGGCGCTGACCTCGGATATTCCACTGATGGAACTACTGCCGGGTGCGGCAACTGGTCCGCTATCCTGCGAGCCAAGGAGGAGATGACGTTCCCATGACACTCAACGAGCGGTACGCCGCATGGCTCGCCGACGCGATGCGCGCCGCCGGCCTCGAAATCGACAAGCAACGCGGCGGCGGCCGCATGGCCCTCGCCACCGCCGTCGGAGTCTCACCCAGCACCGTCGCCCGCTGGCTCGACGCCAAGTCCTTGCCGAGCCCCGAGTACTACGAACCCATCGCCGCAGCCCTCGGCGTCTCCGCCGCAACGATGCTTGTTGAAACCGGAATTCTTTCGGCCGAATCACTGCTGCAACTGCAGCGATCAGGCGTACGATCTCAGCCAATCACTGCCGCGCAGGCAGCCGACGGGCTTGGCCTCCACGACCCCCACGAGCGAGCGGAGTTCATCCGCGAGGTCGAACGCCGATACCGCCGCGGCCTGCGCGCCGCCGAGTCTGACGGCGAGGCAGGAGACGCGGTAGCCACGTAATGGGGAGAAAGCGTGCAACGAACGATCTCAGCCATCATCAAAGAACGATCACCCGAGATCTCGTTCGCCGCAGGCACAGCCGTACTCCTCGAGGCAGTCGCCCGAACAACCCCCACCCACGCCATAGCCGGCGTCGCCGCCATGCTCCTCGGCGCCATCGCCAAGGCCCTGCGCATCGTCGAGCAGAACATCCGGGACACCTCCCGCGAACGCGACCGCCTCCACGCCGAAGAGCAGGCAGCCCAGGCTGTGCACATGCAGTACGTCACCGCCCGGGCCCTCGTCGACCGCGAGGCGGAGAACCTGTGTGAGCAGATGGCCAAGGTCGAGCGCGAGCTCGACCAGCGCCTGGCCGACGAACTCGAACGCCTCACCGCCAAGGCCGAGGCCGACCGCGAAGAGCTCCTCGCCGAACTCGAGGACCACAAGTCGGCCCTCAAGGCGGCAGCCTGGTTCAGCGGCTACGACGCAGGCCAGCGCGGCATCCTCCTCGAACCCGCACGTCCCACGGGCGGCGCAGTCGTCATCCCACTACCCCTACCGCCCATAGGATCTGACGCGACGACCGGGGCGGACGGAAGCCTGTCCTAAGCCGCACCTGGGGGTTGCATGCCGACTGACACCGAGCTGATCCCCGCGATCGGCTACATCCGGGTAAGCACCGCCCGCGAGGAGATGATCTCCCCCGAGCTGCAGCGCACAGCCATCAACGCCTGGGCCCGCCGCACCGGACGCCGCATCATCGACTGGGTCGAAGACCTGGACGAGTCGGGCCGCCACTTCAAGCGCAAGATCATGGCGGCGATCGCCCGCATCGAAGCAGGCGAAGCCAAAGAGATCGCCGTCTGGAAGTACAGCCGGTTCGGCCGAACCCGCACCGGCATCGAGATCAACCTCGCCCGCATCGAACAGGTCGGCGGCCAACTCCAGTCCGCCACCGAAGACGTGGACACCACCACCGCCACCGGCTGGTTCCAACGCGACGTCATCTTCAGCGTCGCCACCTTCGAGTCCAAGCGGGCCGGCGAGCAGTGGCGCGAAACCCACGACCACCGGCGCGCCCAGGGGCTCCCGTCGGCCGGCAGGCCCCGCTTCGGCTACATCTGGCACCCTCGGACCGTCCACGGCCCCGACGGCACGATCAGCACCCAGGCCGAACGGTACGAGCCCGACTCGAAGACCGCGGGCGTCGTCGCCGACCTGTACCGCCGCTACGCAGCCGGCGAGGGATTCGCCTCGCTCGCAGCGTGGCTGAACAGCCTGGAGATGACCACAACCCGCGGCGCCCTGTGGCGCGACCGCAGCCTCGGCCGGTACATGGACTCAGGGTTCGCCGCCGGCTACCTGCGCCTGCACAGCCCCACCTGCACGGTCCAGCCGTACTCCACGTCCTGCCCGGCGCACGAGCTCGTCCTCGGCCGACACAAGCCGATCATCAGCGGCGACGACTGGGACGAGTACCTGAAGCGGCGCGCCTTCGTGCGTGAAGCGGCGCCGCGCACCCGCACCGCGACGTACCCGCTGACCGCGCTCGTACGGTGCGGCCTGTGCCGGGGTGCGGCCTTCCGCAGCGGGAACAAGGCCGGGACTCTGTGCGGCACCAGGCGCCGCCGCGGGGCCCTTGCGTGCGTCGGTACGAGCCGGGTGTCGCGCCTGCTGGAGGAGGCGATCTGCGGCTGGCTGGCGGGGCTGTCGGCGGACATTGAGGCTGAGGCCGACGAGGCGTCGGATCTGACGGTCGGCATGGGCGGCCCGGGTGTCGAGCAGCAGGCGGCGAAGGCGGCGGCCCTGAAGGACCGGATCGGGCGGCTGGAGCGGGGGATCGCCAAGCACATGCGGGCCTACGCCCTCAGCGAGGAGGACGATCCGGACGGGGAGTTGGAGAAGGAGTACCTTGTCACGCTCCAGTCCCTGCGGGCGGAGAAGTCCGGGCTGGCTGCCGAGCTCGCCGAGTTGGAGGACCTGCCGGACCGGGCTGCGCAGCAGCGGGAGGCGGTCAAGGTGTCCGTGGGGCTGCTGGCGGAGTGGGACACGCTGCCGCCGGATCGGATCAACTACGTGCTGCGGCAGGTGATTCGGCACGTGTACATGTATCCGGGCGGGAGGGTCGGGATCGTGCCGGTGTGGGACGAGCAGGAGATTGTCCTTTAGGGACACTGCTGCTCAGCAGTGTCTCCAAAGAACGATGGCGCCGACCTGTGAACGCGTGAGCGTTTCAGCAGGTCGGCGCCTTGACGTTCTGGTGTCACCCCTCCTGGCACTTGCAGGTTAGCTCGAGCAGGTCCTCGACGGTCTTGGTGAGGCGCTCGATGATGACGATGAGTGCGGCGGGGTGGGCTTCGGCTAGGTCGACGCCGTGGAGCTCTTCAAGTCGGGCCTTTGCCAGCCGTACGCGCATCTGCTGGGCGGCTGAATAACGGCAGGTGGTGTCGGCCTCGGGGTCGTGCTCGTGGGTCACTGTGGTCCTGATGCGCTGTGGGTGCCCGTGCGTGTGCGCTGACGCCGTCGGGGCGCGGTGAGGGGTGCCGCGCTGAGGGGAGTTGATGGGCCGCCAGGTGTTCGACTTCGTGTCATGTGTCCGAGTTGTGTAGTCGGCTCTCACCTTGGCATATGGCGGTTCGTACAGCCATGGGTGTTCCTGAGACGTTACCTATTGTTCGAATCGGAAGTGACTCAGGGGTACGAGGGTGGCGTGCGAGGTAGACGCAGCGTCACGAGATTGCGGGTTCTTGATCGGCGGTAGCCAGATTTACCATGCTGTGGTAAGGACTCCCTGGTGCCGCCTGCCCTAGTGCTTGGGAGGTGTCGACTGATGATCAACCAGAGTGGATCCGCCAGCACCGCCGACAAGCCGGCGACCGGATGCGGGTGGCCCGCAACACCAGCGGCCTGACACAGGAGCAGCTCGCCGAGCGGATCGGAATCGACAGCAAGACGATCTCGCGGGCCGAGAACGGCCACCACTCCATCAGCCTCGACCAGCTCGCACGGATCGCCCACGCCCTCGGTGTGCCCTCCGCGTCACTGCTGCCATCTGACCGTCCGCCAGGGCCACGCGAGTAGGCCCGCCCCGGCCAGCAAGGGGGAGTGTTGTCGGCCGGGACGGGAGCGTTCGGGCTGGCGCCTACATGCGCGGGCCTGGGCAGCCGTTGTGGCTGCTGATCAGGTCGCACAGGTCCGAGGGTGTCGACGTGTCGTAGCGGGGGCCGTAGGCCCAGCCGCAGCGGTGGACGCAGTAGCCCCAGACCAGTGGCGCCGGCTTGTCCGCGAGCTCGACGAGTGTGCCGTCCAGCGGGATGGGGCGGCCGTCGGCGAACACGATGTGCTGGATCAGTGCCATGGCTCGACCGCCCATGCCTGGGTGAGGTCCGCTGTTGTCGTGTAGCGCCAGCCGCCGACGGCCGGCACTTCCCACGTGTCCTCGCTGCCGAGGCGCCGCAGGGTGATGGTCGGGCCGCCGGGCTCGGCGCTGTGGACGATGCCGACTTCGCCGGTGGCGGTGTCGACGACCCGGAGCCGTGCGGGGGGCCGGTAGCTGGTCGCGGCGGTGGCCTCTGGCGTGCTGCTCACTGCGGACCGCCCTGGGCGAGGTGCTCCTCGCAGGCCACGACCGGCCATCCGAGTTGGGCCTTGCCCGACTGGGTGTAGACGTAGCCGGCGTCCACCAGCGGGCCGTCAGCTCGACCGCAGATGATGCAGGCCTCGCCATGCAGGCGGGCCGGGCTTATGGCTCCCTGGGGAGCGGGCGCTGTGGTCACATTGGGATGATCGGCCGCAGGCAAGGGCCGAAGTGCCACATCCTGTGACACTCGATCAGACCGCTCGGGCCCACTGGCAGAACGCCCGCAGCTCCTCGTTCCGCCCTCGGGACAGCCGCAGGAGGGTCGCCAGCTCGGCCCGGACCTGGCCGTGCTCCCTGACGTGCTGTGGTGCGATGCGCCGGGCGACCTGCAGGGACTCCAGGGCGTGGTCGCGCTGGCCGAGCTGGACCTGGGCGCGGCCGAGGTCGATGTAGTAGTGGGAGCGGCGCTCGGCCGGCAGCGTTCGTGGGGGCGCCCAGCGGTTGGCCTCCGCGACGGCGCGGGCAAGATCGGCCGGGTCGGCGAGTTCGACGGCGACGGCCAGGCGGTGGATCTGCAGGGAGTCGGGGCCGACCGCTGTCCCGTCGTAGAGACGTTCGCGGACATGGCTGGCGAGGCGGTCGGCGTGCGTCAGGTGCTCGCGGGCTGCGACGGTGTCGCGCATGCGGCCGGCGACGACGGCGGCCCGCATGTGGAGGGCTGCGGTTGCTGCGATCAGTGGCACGGTTGTGGGGCTGGGTGTTGCCGCGGCGGCGGCTTCGAGTGCGCGTAGGCCGGTTGCGAGGCGGCGTGAGGCGAAGAAGACCTCGGTGCGCACGTATCCGACCATGGCCATGAGCGCCGGATCGTCGGCGATGATGGCGGCCCATCGCATCAGGTCGATGAGACGTGCAGACAGGTCGGTGTAGCCGTACTTGTAGGCGACGGCGTCGCATGCGCGTAGGGCGAGGACGAGCAGCCGCGCAACATCCTGGCGCTGCCGGCCGGTGGCCGAGTCGAGGGTGCGGAACAGCTCGTCGAGGACTGCGGGTGCTTGTTCGGCGAGTTGGCCGTAGCGGGAGTCGACGCGGTGCTGAGTGAGTTCGTCGACGGCGGCTGCGAGTGCGGCCAGTGGCCTGGTGGGCCCGTCGTCGGGGAGGTCGTAGGCGGCGATGGAGGCCTGGATGGCGGGGATCGTCTGGTGGACACGGCTGTCGGTGCGGCCGGGGCCGGAGAGGAGTTCGCCTGCGGTGGTGCCCAGCGCCTCGGCCAGTTGGTCCAGGAGGGTGTCGCTGGGGTTGCGTTCGCCGTCTTCGAGCTTGCGGAGCATGCTGACCGATACGCCGGATGCTTCGCAGACTTGGGCGCGGGTGAGGCCGGCGAGGGCGCGGGCTGCCGCGATGCGGTATCCGAGGTGGACGGTGCTGGGCATATCGGCACCGTACCTGGGTGAGGGTGGCCCGGGTGCCGGAACTGCCTCAACAGGCGGTGTGGTGCTGGTTCTTCATACCGGGTCGACCAGCAGGTCGGCGAGCTCGGTGAGCGAGTTGATGGTCCAGGTGGCGGTCGGCGCGTCGGTGGTGAGGCCGATGGGTCCGCGGCGCAGGTGTGCGGTGCGGAGGCCAGCGGCTTGGGCGGGGAGGATGTCGTTGGCGGGGTGGTCGCCGACGTAGACGATCTCTCCTGCTTCGGCGGGGGCCCAGTGGATGAGGTAGCGGTAGAAGAGGGCGGACGGCTTGGCGATGCCCCACTCGGCACTGACGGCGATGCTGTCGACCGGGAGCGCCATGGCGCGCAGGCAGTCCCCGGCGCGGGTGTTCTGGTTGCCGGCGATCCCAACCCACAGGCCGGCGTCCTTGAGTCGCTGCAGGGCGGGGCGGACGTCGGGGTAGAGGTCGGTGTTGTCGAGGTATTCGTCGTGGCCGGCGGCGCGGCGGGCTTCCCATTCGGCGGGTACATCGCATCCGGGCCGGATGATGCGGATTGCCTCGGCGTTGTCGAGGCCGCGGGCGAGTACTGAGCCGACGAGGGCGGACATGGTGTGCGGGGGCACGCCGAGCCAGTTGGCCCAGTCTCGCCAGTAGCGGGTGTCGCTGGTGAGGGTTTCGCCGATGTCGAGCACGACTGCCTTGATCGTCATGCCTGGCAGGGTAGCCGCAAACGACGAAGCCGCCCCCGCCCCGGCCCGGGGGCCAGGTGCGGGGGCGGTTCAGTTGCGGCGCCGTGACGCAGGCGGACCAGCCGGGGACGGCGACGGTGTAGGCCGCTCGCACACGACGGCGTTCGGATCCCAAACGGGGACCTGCAGCGTGTAGCCGTCCGGGCAGGACGGCCCGGCGGGCCCCGGACTGCCAGGTGCACCCTGGGGGCCTGCTGGCCCCGGTGAGCCGGCGACACCCGGCGCGCCCGCCACACCGGCAGGGCCGGTCGGTCCCGGGGGTCCGCTTGCGCCCGCCACACCGGGCGGTCCCGACACGCCAGGCGATCCGGACGGGCCGGGCGACCCCGCAGGACCCGGCGGGCCCGAAGCGCCGTCAGCGCCCGCCGGACCCGGCAGGCCCCGGTCTCCCGGCGCGCCGCGGCTCCCTGGCGGCCCGGCCACCGGTTCGCCGCCCATCGCCCGCACCTGCTGTGCGAGGGCGTCCCGGGCCTGCTCCTGGATCGTGAGCTGCGCGTCCATGTGGTGGAGCGTCAGGAGGATCCAGGCGAGGAGCGCGGAGACGGCGAGCATGACTGCGACGGCGGCCAGGTCGGCACGTCTTCGGGTATCGATGGTCACAGTTTCCCCCGGGTCAGCAGCAGCGGCAGCAGGACGGCGAGGATCGGCACGACGACGACGCCTACGAGCCACCGGCGGGTCTCCTGCAGCCTTTTGGCGTCGGCATCGCGGTCGGCGCGCATCTGCTTGAACTGCTCCGTGAGCGAGTTGTGGCGCTCGTCCTGCGCTGCCTGCTCCAGCCGGAGGACGTCGGCCGACACCTTGCCGTCGAGGCGCAACGCGAGTTGGTGGAGGTCGTCCTTGATGTCGGACAGGCCTGCCTCCAGACGGCGGCCGAGTTCCCCCAGGGTCAGGTCGTCGGCCACGGGGCCTCCCTGTGCGGGTCGTGGCGGATGTGCGGCCCCCTCGCTAGCAGCCGGGTGCCGCACGGCGGGGTCACGCCTTGAGGGCGGTCTCGATCATCCACGAGCACGGCGTGTCCGGGGTGTCCGAGTTGCTCGACTTGACCCGGCCCACCGACACCTTCATGTCGCCGGCCGTCAGGTCGACCATGGCGCGGTCCCCGGCCGCGGGCACCCGCAGGGCGTTGTTGATGCGCCACGCCTTGCTGACGGAGTTCCAGATCGCGATGCGCAGGGTGACGTCCGCGAAGTCGGCTCCGAAGCTGAGGTACACGGCGCCCCAGCCGAGTGCGCCACCCTGCGGCGGCGGCACCGGGATCAGGGTGCCGTTGCCCCGGCCGTCTGCCAGGAACCCCGGCTTGACCTCTCCTATGACGAGCGCCACGGCGCCCACCTCCCTCTGTCTGGGTATGCGAAAGCCCCGGGCCTGATCGGCGTCCGGGGCAGGGCTGGGCCTAGCGGACTTCTTCGTCCAGACGGCGGCGGTCGCCCGCCGGCTGCGGCGGGGTGGGGCGCGGTGCTCCGGCCTGGACCCACCCGTACAGCGGGTCGCCGGGGCAGTCGGTCGGGTAGCCGTCCCGGTGTCCGAGGATCTGCGGGCCGGCGGCGCCCTGCTGCTGGAGCCACTCGATGGCGTCCCGCAGGCCGCCGAGCAGCGGGTCGGTGGGCTGGGCGAGGCCGGAGTCGCCGATCATCGCGCACACGGCGTAGTGCGCCAGGTTGAGGGGCTGGTTGCCGTTGGCGCCGGTCTCGTGGTGGACGCCGCGGCCCTCGAACACGTACCCGTGCACGCAGGCGAGGGCGTTGTAGGCGATGTCGATCCAGCCCTCGGCGGTGTTGGCCATGTGTGCGGCCTGGATCGCCTGGACGCGGCCCGCGCAGCGGTAGTGCTGGTCGGCGGGGAGCAGGTCGGCGGGGACGTCGGTGCCCTCGTAGTGGACCTTGACGCCCTGGGTGCTCGCCACGTAGGTCCAGGTCTGGCTGGGGGGCTGGGCGCCCCAGTCGGCTCGGGACACGAACAGCATCAGCGCACCTCCTCGTCGAGGCGCCGCCTGTCGGCCCCGGCAGGCACCGGCGCCGGGGCGGGCGGGGGCGGCGGGTCGACGCCGGGCCAGTAGTCGGCGACCGACGACTGGTCGTAGCCCCGGTAGTCGCCCAACCACTGCTTGGCGACCGCCCCGGCCGGGATGGCAGGGTCGCCGTCGTACGCCGCCACCCAGTACTGCGGTTCGGTGACCCCCGCGGCCTGGAACGCGGCCCTCACCTGTGGCCACGCGTCGACGTTGCAGTACACCGTCAACTGCCCGTTGGGGGTGGCGGCCATCGTCCGGGTGCACCACTGCACGGCCTGCGCCGGGGTCGCGTCGCCGGTCTCCACATCCAGGACCTGCGCGGGGGTGGACGGGTGCACGGCGATGCTGACGACGGTCGCGGCCGGGAAGCGGGCCTGGAGGCCGGGCAGGTTGGCGTAGAAGCCGTCCGCGTAGCCAGCCACCAGCACGGCGCCGTCGGGGATGTTCGCCGGGGTGACCGAGTCGTACATCGTCCGCACGTCAGGCCTCCGGCGGGGAGGCCTGCTGCTCGTGCAGGCGGGTGATGTGGCGCTTCATCAGGACGTGGTGCGCGGCGGCGAGCGGCACCCAGATCACGTTCGCGGCGAGGTTCGGCCAGATCTGCAGCCACGCCCACCACAGCCAGGCGGCCATCAGGTGATCAGTCCTCTCACGTACGTCTCGGCCTCGAAATCACTGGCCGACGCATGGTGCACGCCGCCGTGGCCTCGGTGGTGCTTGGCGCAGTAGAAGACCAGGTTGTCGGCGGACTCGACCCAGGCGCCGACCTGCTCCGGGTCTGAGATGCCCGGGTAGTCCCGCTCGAGCAGCGCCAGGTCCACGCCGTTCTGCATGGAGAACTCGACGTGCGAGTGATGCAGTTCGAGGCCTCCGCCGCACTCTGTGGTGTCGCCGCCGCGCCGTTCGGCGAAGTGGCAGACCGCGGTGTCGATGTGTGTCTTCCGGTAGTGCTCGAAGTCGCGGTAGTGGGGGTCGTCTTCGCGGGCGGGGTGCTCGGGGAAGGCGATGGTGTAGCGGTTGGTGATGCCCTGCTCGTGGGCGGCGACTTCGTGCGGGTGGTCGTGCATCAGACCCCCAGGGTGGTGAGTGCCTGGCGGACCGCGGCGGCGACCTGCGGGCCGGTCGGCCCGGCCGGACCAGGCTGCGGCGGAACCGGGGTGGGCGTCGGCTGCGGGGGCGCGGGCACAGGGGCCCACTGGGGGACCGTCACGTCACCCTGCTGGGAGAGCAGCCACTGCAGGTCCGCGGCGGTCAGGTAGCCGCGACCGGCCTGCCCCCAGCTGGTGCCCCAGCTGTTGGTGAGCCAGTACTCGTCGGCGCCAGCGTCCCAGGCGGCGATCTCGATCTCGTGGCCGCCAGCCACGCCGGACGCCTGGTCGACCGGGATCCGGCCGTCCGCCGCCGGGTTGAACATGGAGTTCAGCCAGGGGATGCCGATGATGACGGGGCCCGACTGCAGCGCGGAGGCGAGGGCCTGCAGGGAGAACGCGTGCGTGTAGCCCACCGCCAGGCCCAGCGCCTTCAGTGCCTTGGCGACGCCCAGGCCGGACGAGCCGGTGTCGTCGGGCGGGTACTGGCCGGGGATGCCGTCCAGGACCGTTGCCAGCGAGTACAGGGAGACGGCGAACTGCTCGTCCAGGGTGTGGTCGCCTGCCGTGAAGCAGCCGTGCGACGCAGCCGCGGCCGCCGCAGTGATGGTTACCGAGGTCGGCGCCGTGCGGCTGGCCGAGTCGGTCCCGAGGGCGCCCGTGCCCGCGTTGCCGGTGCAGGAGCCGAGCTGGCCCTGGTCCAGCACCGGGACCCGGCGCGTCCACGACACGGACTGCAGAGCCGACTTGGGGAGTACGGGCACGCCGTAGTGCAGGCTGCGGGCGTCGTGGTCGACATGCCGGCCGAGGGGATAGGGGTTGGTCATCATGCCTCCGGGCATGCGAAAGCCCCGCACACAGGCGGGGCTTGAGGGTGGTCAGGCGAGTTGGGTCACTGAGGTCGGCGGCCAGCCGGCAGCCGCGTAGTTGATCTGGCTGACGGACGACATGGTCGCCGCGAGCTCGGGCGGCAGCGCCAGCGTCACGTTCGACAGGTACAGGGTGTTGGTGGCACCCGGGGTGCCGGACTCGACGACATTGATCGAGGCGTAGGCCGCAGTCGCGGGCGGCTGGAAGGTGTTCACGACATTGGTCCACGTCGCAGCCGTCAACGACACCGTGCTGCTGCTCGTCGACAGGAACGAGCTGGCGGCGTTGTACCAGTCGATGCTGAGCGACACGTTGGACCAGCCGGTCGGCGAGTACAGCCAGCCGTTGACCTGGTACCACTGGGCGTTCGACCACAGCGGCGCTGCCGTCACGATCGGCACCAGCTCGCTGGTGACGCTCGCCGTCGCGGTGCCGCCGGCCGGGGCCAGCAGGCCGCTGAACGCGAACCCGCCGTGGGTCTGCGCCGCCGACTGGGTGATCGTTGCGTTGTGCCCGGTCCAGTGCGCGGTGCCGCCGGTGAACGTCGGGTTGAGGTCGAGCGCGTCGTTCGGCTGAGTCGTCGCCTCGAGGAACCCGACGGGCAGGTTGTACTGGTTGTAGACCAGCAGGCTGGTGCGAGCACCGGTGTTGCTCGTCGTGGTGCTGCCGGTCGCGGCCGGGTCCTCCCACGTGCCGAGCAGGTTCCCCTGCGCAGGCGAGTTGTTGTACAGCGACAGGGCCACGTTCCAGCCCGACCCGAGGGCGCTGGACCAGCTGCCGGAGTGGCGGTTCGACACGAGTGCGTCCGGGCCGCCCAGCGGGCTGCCGTCGGACAGGCCGACGGACACGTAGTCGCTGCTGGAGGCCGTGGCGACCTGCTGGATGACGACGTGGTAGGTGTTCCCGGCGGTGAGGGTCGCCGAGATCGGCACGTTGATGTACGGCACCGGCGTCAGCACCGTCGAGAAGTACTGCGACACGGGGATGTTCGGGTTGACGAGCAGCCACTGCCCGGCGGTGCCGGTGTTGAACGCGGCGACCATCTCGACGCCGGTCTCGCGCCACTGGAACAGCTGCCAGCGCGGGCCCGGGCCGGCGGCGGTGACGGTCAGGGCCTGGACGTAGCTGCTGGAGCCGCCCGAGCCGGCGAGTCCCGCGACGACACAGATGGCGCTGTCGGTGGCCACGACGTCCCAGCCGGGGGCGTAGCAGGACACGGCGATCAGGTTCGGGCCCTTGCGCCAGGGGCCGGGCGAGCCGTCGGCGTTGAGCTTGCTGTAGTAGCTGGCGCCGAGCATGGTCGCGCCGGAGTTGGACAGTGTCGGGCTCGTGTTGCCGCCGGCGACGATCAGCCAGCCGTTGACGACGGCGGCCATCATGCCGCCTGCTGCGACGGGCAGTTGCGGGCCGTTGGACCACGCGGAGAGCTGCCCGTTGGTGACGTTGGCGTAGTACACGGTGGAGGCGACCGCGCTGTTGTTGGTGCCGCCGAGGACGTAGACGGTGCCGGTGGTGGTGGATGCGGTGCATGCGGCGCCGTACAGGGCGGTGGGCAGGGCTGCCTGCCCGGACCAGCTGCCGATGGTGCCGGCGCTGGGGTCCCAGCTGGCGACCCAGACGCTGGTGGTGACGGTGGGGCTGGCGTAGGAGCCGGTGAGGCCGCCTGCGTAGACGACGGAGTCGGCGGTGGCCATCAGCATGCCGCCGCCGGCGCCGGTCGGCAGGGACGGCTGTGGGACGCCGCGGCCGATGGTGGAGCCCCCGAGGTAGGGGATGGCGTTGACGACGGAGACGATGTTGCCGCTTGTGGTGCCGCCTGCGGTGATGAGGTAGTCGCCGGAGACGGTCACGGACTGGTTCTGGGCGACGCCGGTGGCGTCTCCGGTGGGGCCGGCCCATGGCATGGCGGTGAATCCGCCGGAGCCGCGTAGGACGTTGTTAGCGGAGGTGGCGAGGGGGCCGCCTGCGGCGAGGCCGTTCGGGGCGGCGAGTTGGGTGATCCACGAGGCGGGCAGTTTCGTGCCGGCGAGGAGGTTCGCGGTGTTCGGCGCGCCGGAGCCGTTGTCCGGGTAGAGGCCGATGAAGACGTCGGCGCCGTTGCCGGACGGCATGAGCGGCACGGACAGCCTGACGAGGGCGTTGCCGACGCTGGACGGCATGACGAACGGCTGGCACACGTCTTTCGTGTTGCCGTAGTTGACCCACGTCAGGGTCGGGTTGCCGTTCGAGAGGAGGAATCGGCCGGTGTCGTAGGTGGGGGTGATGCCGTGGGTGCCGAGGAACTGGGTGACCTGGCTGGCGTGGTTGACGGCGTCCAGGTTGCTGGGGGTGCCGGTGCGGGCCGCTTTCCAATTCGGCGTGGTGGGCATCGCAGGGACCCCCTTGCCGGGCTAGAAGTGCGAGAAGCGGACGGTGAAGCTGGTCCGTTGGTCGACGTCGAGGGCGGTGTTCAGGGCGCCGCCGGAGCTCTGGTAGGCCTGCGGTTCGACCCAGTCGCCGATCGCCAGGGCCACTTCGACGACCGGGGTGTTGACGCCGTTCTCGGCGCCGCCGTTGGCCGGCAGGTAGGCGGCGCCGCCGAGGATCGGCGAGCCGTTCTTCTGCAGCCGGACGGCCCGGAAGCCGGAGGCGTTCGCCGAGGAGGCGTAGCAGCCGGACACGAGGTAGGTGCCGGCGACCTGGCACGTGTACCGGTTCGGGTTGGTGCTGTTGGAGTGCCCGGAGTAGTTGTCGTCGACGCCGTTGTCGATGGTCAGCGACGTCCACGCGGTGTTGGGGATGCTCTGGGCGTTGGCCTGGTAGCCGTAGAACGACGGCAGGTTGAGGGCGAACTGGGCTTGGGCGAGGGCGATGAGGGCCGCGGTTTCCGCCATGGCTAGGCCACCCCCGTCAGCAGGCCGTTGGTGTAAGACAGGGTCCGGAAGGACTGCAGGTAGCCGGCGGCGGTCTGCCCGGCCGTGTATTCGGCGTACTGGGCGATCTGCCCGGAGGTGTTGGTGGAGCGCCAGGTCCAGCGGGCGCCGGCGTCTTCCCACGTTGCGACGAGCGGGTTCGCGGCGGTCTGGTCGAAGACCTTGAAGACCATGCCGTAGGCCTGGGCGGTCCAGCTGGTGCCGTTGCTGGACGTGGAGGCGCCGGAGACCTGGGTGGAGCGCTTCCAGGTGTAGAAGAAGGATCCGTTGCCCGCGGGGGCCGTGACGATCCAGTAGGTGGTGGACGGGCTGACGGTGGCGGGCAGCGGGTAGGTGACGAAGGTTGTGGTCGAGGCGCCGGAGATCGCGTTGACGTACTCGGTCGTCGCCGTGGTCGTGACGATCGGGGAGCCTGTGGGGGCGCCGGCGGAGTTGGCGTACAGGCTGACCGTGATGGTGCCGAGGTTGCCGCCGGAGGCGACGGCGGAGTCGAGGTACAGCTGGACGTAGCCGACCTGGGTCTGGCCGCCGGTGGTCGCGAAGCTCTGGGCGATGTAGAGGCTGTTGCTGTTGGTGGCGGTGCCGGCGGCGGTGGTCTGGGCCGCGGTCTGGGTGCCGGTGTACAGCAGGGTGGTGGCGTGGGTGCCCAGCAGCTGGTTGATGTGTCCGGCCTGCGGGGTGCTGCCTGTGGTGGCGGCGGACCAGGTGGGTGTCTGGGCGGTCATCTACACCCCCGCGACGGTGAAGGATGCCTGCAGCAGGAGGGTGTTGGAGGTGGAGACCGTGACCGACGGGCTGAAAGCCCAGTGGTCGAGCATGGTGCCGGCGGTGGCGACACTGCTTGCGTTGGACGAGCCGTTGGCGAAGATCCCGGCCTCGGTGACGGTCCACGTGACCGCCGGGGACGGGAAGTAGAACAGCCACGTCGTCTGGGCCGAGATGGTCGGGGTGGCAGGGCTGGACGCGCCGGCGCCGACGGTCTGGCGGCCGAGCTCGTTGAACAGCAGCGTGTCGGAGGCTGCCACGCTTCCACCACCGGAGCCGACCGCACCCCATAGCGGCGTCAGGTAGGTCGGAGTCGCGACACCCAGGTTCGCAGCCTGGTCCTGCAGGCCGGACCACACCAGGGCCCCGGCGATGGCGGTCAGCCCGGCCGTGCACATCACGTTGTCGCCCTCGCGGTGGTCGACGACCTGCTGTTCGCGGTCGTAGACGGTGAGGGACAGGCGGCCGTGGACAGAGAGGAGCCCGGAGCCGTCTACGCCCATGTGAACTGCCCCCAGACGCCTGCGTCCCAGGCGGGGCTGGGCTGCACGGTGGTCGCCATGGTGTCGTGGACGGTGGTGCCCTCGTCGGCCTCGGCGAAGTAGCCCTGCGCGACAACCGTGCTTTCCTGCTGGTTGTTGTCGTTGAGGGAGCCGAGGATGTCGATGAGGGTGTAGGGCCGGAACACGCCAGCAGCCATGCCATCCCCCCTTCTGTTCAGAGGCGGATCGCGGTGATCTGCGAGGTGCGGTACTGGCCGGTGCCGAACTGGATGCTGTTGCCGATGACGATGAACGTGCCGTTGATCCCCGGGGTGTAGGAGTTCCGGGCGTCCGGCAGGTAGCGGTTGACGATCGTGCAGGTCTGGCCGGCGCGGACCCAGCCGAGCCAGTCCTCCGAGGTACTGAAAGTGAACCGTTCGACAGCGAACGCGTACTCGGAACGCTGGCGCATCGCCCGGGCCAGCGCCATCGGCATCGTGGCGAGGGAACTGTCGGAGACGTACTCCTCGAAGATCCCGCCGTTCGGCCCCGTGTAGGTGGCCTGCGACGTCCAGTCGTTGGCCTGCGCGACAACGGGGACCTGGTAGTCGTACCAGAGCTGGATGACCTGCCCGGCGGGCGGCACGGAGGTGGTGGTGAGCGTCCAGCCGCCGACACTGTCCTGGGCGATCTGCCACGTGCTGGTCGCGGTGCCGCCCGTGTTGACGACAGTGACGGTGGTGGCGACGCCGTTGACGTGCAGCGTGGGCGAGCCGGTGACGGTGAACTTCAGCGGCCACGAGTCCTGGACGCCGTTCGACTGCCAGGAGTTCGTGGGCGTGGTGGCGGTGGTGCCGGCCTTGATGGTCTGGGTGGCGCCCTGGACGAGGATCCGGTTGCGGATGCTCGCGCCGTCCCACTCGTACTTGAAGCCGTCGCCGACCTTGAAGTGCCCCTCGGTGAGGGACCCGCCGGTGGTAGGGGTGGTGGTGAACGTGACGCCGCTCGCCTGGGCAGTGGTGGCGTCGTAGAAGTGCAGCTGCCGGGCCTGGTCGACGTACCAGCCGTAGGGGGTGACCTGGCCGGCGAGCTGCGCGAGCTTGCGCCACGCGGACGACAGCGTGTTGTAGTTGAGGCTGAACGACGCCAGCTGCGGGCCCGGGGCGACATAGCCACCGAGGGCGGTCGAGGCGGCGCTGATCCCGCAGTTGGCCTGCTGGGTGAGCGCGATGACGATCTGGTCGACGGTGAGGCCCTTGAAGGACCCCTGCACGATGATGTTGTCGGCGTAGAAGGCGTAGTCGGTGCAGGACAGTTGCCAGTTGTTGAGGGTCGGGGCGACCGCGTCCAGTACGACGCCGGTTACCACGCCGGCGAACAGTGTCTGGCCGGCGGTGTTGTCGACGAAGCTGATCTGGCTGAGTACCTGGATGTGGAAGGTGGGCGCCCCAGCGGTGCCGTAGTCGTCGGCGAGGACGAAGTTGGCGGTGTCGCCCTGCCGGCCGAAGTTCTGCATGATCGACGGCGGGCTCGCCCCGGACCAGGCGAGCTTCGTGCTGTAGTCGGTTGCGGAGCCGCCGGGCGGGGTGATGGTCAGGGTGAGGCTGGGGGTGGCGACCACGAGGCAGTCACCCCCAACCTTCGGTCAGGCCAGGTTGATGCGGACTCCGCCGCCGGGCAGTTTGGCGGTGGTGAGGACCCGGCCGAGCTTGTCGACGAGTGTGTCGATGTCCCGGTCGGACATGACCTGTGTGCCGCGCAGGTCGAACACGACCGTGGTCCCCGCCCCGGCGCCGGCCGAGCTGCGGGCGGTGGGCCGGCCGATACCTGCTCCGGCCCCGACCGGCACGCCTGCGCCGCCGAGTGCGCCCGCTGCCGCACCGGGCAGTGCACCGGCCATGTCGGACACGGCGTCGACGGCGGTTTGGGCGTGGTCTGCGACGCCCTTGGCGATGCCGTGGGGGATCCACTTGCCGACCTGGTCGGCCATCACGCGGGAGGGGCTGGAGATGCCGAGGAAGGACTTCGCGCTCTTCAACGCGTCGTTGGCCAGGCCCTTGATCTTGTCGCCGATCATTCCGCCGACCGACGTGATGCCCTTGACGATGCCGTGCACGATGTCCGAGCCGATGCTCTCGAAGTCGTGGACGATTCCCATGACGAAGTTCTTCGCCGCGGTGAACGCCGACCCGATCGCGGAGCCGATCTTGTCGCCGATGCTGACGACCTCGCGCCAGCACGCCATCAGAGGATCGATGATCAGCTGTTTGATCTTCTGCCAGACGACGTTGACCACGCCCATGAACGAGTTCCACTGGCCCTCCAGCCAGTGGAAGACGTTGACCCACCCGCCGTACAGCCAGTTCCACAGAGCCAGCAGCGGGTCCATCACGTACTTCGAGAACAGGCGCCAAGCAGCCTGCGCGGTCGAGGAAATGCCGTTCCAGACGCCTTCGAAGAACCCGGCGACGGCGTTCCAGACCGTCTTCGCGGTGTCGATGATCTGAGTGTGGAAGTGATTCCAGATCGCCATGATCGCCGCGATTGCGGGCATGAAGATCACCAGAAGGAGCGGCCACCACTTCTTGAAGAACCCGGCGATCGCCCCGAACACTGCGCTCGTGACCGACGCGACCGCGTTCCACGCCCCCGTGATCGCATGCCACACCGACATGACCGCGCCCACTACGGCGTTGAACGCACCGGCCAGCTGGTGCCACAGCCACACCGCGGCCGCGGCGATCGCGTTCCAGGCCGTCTCCAGCGCATGCCACACGACCATCGCGGCGTCCTTGACGCCGTTCAGCGCCGCCATGACGACTTCGCGGAACGTCTTGAAATGCGTCCACGCGTAGTACACGCCAGCCGCCAGGGCAGCCAGGGCGATGAGGATCAGCCCGAGCGGGTTGGCGTCCATCGCCGCGTCCAGCAGCGCCTGCGCCGCAGCCCACAGCTTGGTGACCAGCGTGATCGTCTTGATCACGGTGACGGCAGCCAGGATCCCGCCGGTCACCGCGAGGATCAGCCCGACGAGCTTCTCGTTGTGGCCGATCCAGTTCGCGAGCGGGCCCAGCACATCGGCGACGGCGGACGCGACCTTCGACGCGACCGGCAGCAGCTGCGTGCCGATCGCGATCGCCGCGGCCTGGACGGACGCCTTCGCGACATCGAGCTTCTGGTTGAACGTCGACTGGATCTTGTCCCAGTTGTCGACCGCGCCGCCGCCCTTGTTGCCCGCCTCCGCAATCGCGTTCGCCGACTCGCTGAACGTGTCCATGCGGGAGCCGGTCAGCATCAGCGCCGTGTTCAGGCCCGTCGCGCCACCTAGCATCTTCGACAGCGCCGCGTTGTACGTCTGCGCGGCCGGCGACCCGGACGCCAACTGCTTGTTGAACTGCTGCGAGCCGTCGACGACATGGGCGAACTGCTCGGCCATCTTCTGCTGCGTGGCGGGGAGTTGCTTGATCGTCTCGTTCCACTGCTTGGCGGTCAACTGGCCGTCCATCAGCGCCTTCGCCGACCCCTGGATCGAGGAAGGAAGCTGCTTGAACATGACCTGCGCATCCGCCGCCGCCGCCTTCGACGCCTTCAGGGAGTCGACGAGGACCTGGCCGCCCTGCGTGTGCGCGGCTACCGCCTCGGTCAGGTGCTCCAGCGTCCCGACCAGGCCGTTCTTGCCGAGGTTCTGGGAGACGTCGTTGGCGTTCAGGCCGAGCTGCTGCATCTCGTCGATCGCGACCTGGTTCGGGTTCGACAGGGCCCGGATGGTGCCGGCGAGGTCCTGCGTGGCCTGCTGCGCCGACATGTTCTGGGCGGTCATGGTGGCGATGCCGGCGCCTACCTCGCTGAAGCTGATTCCCGACGCGGCGGCCAGCGGCGCAACATTGCCGAGCGAGCTGGCAAGGTCCTGCATCTTCATGTCGCCCTGGCCGACCGTGGCAATCAGCTGGTTCATCATGCCGACGGACTGGTCGCCCGACATGTTGTAGGCGTTCATCGTGCCGGTCAGCGTCTTGGCGACGGTCTCGAAGTCGGCGCCGCCGACCTTCGCTCCCTGCGCTGCGGTCTGCAGCAGTTTCAGGCCCTCGGCGCCGTGGAATCCGGCGGACTCGATGTGGTACATCGCGTCGGTCAGCTGGGTGGCGGAGGTGCCTGTGGCCGCTGCGATGCCGAGGATGCCGTCCTGAACCATTTTCAGGTTCTTCTGGGACTCGCCGGCGTCCGTGACCAGGTGCTGGGTTGCGGACTGGAAGTCGCCGGCTGCCTTGATCGTCAGGCCACCTGCTGCGGCCACGCCCAGAGCCGCGATGCCCAGGCCGTGGGACAGGCCCCCGGCGGTGGCGGCAGCCGCCTCCGTCTCCCCGGCTGCGGCCTTCGCCACCTCGGCCTGCCGAGCCTGGGCGTCGGACAGCTCCTTCGACGCGGCCGTGGTCTTCTTCTCCGCCGCCGTGATCGCATCCGCCGCCGCCAGGACGTCCGACGGCCTCGTCAGGGCCGCGTCCCGCTCCTTCGCGGCCGACAGCTCATTCGCCGCCGCAGTGGCCCGCTGGTCGGCGGCAGCCAGCGCATCAGCGGCGACCGCGAGTTCGTCCTCGCCGGCCTTCGCCGCCTTCAGCGCCGTCTGGTTGGCCTTGGCGTCGGACAGTTCCTTGGCCGCCAGCGCGGCCTTCTGCTCCGCGGCAGCCAACTCGGCAGCGGAGGCGGCCATCTCCTGCTCGCCAGCGACGACCTCACGGGCCTTCAGCAGCGCCTGCTCCGCCTCGGCCTGCGCCTTCGTCGACGCGGCGAGCTTCTCCTCCGCCGTCGCGACCCGGGCCGCGGACAGCTCGAGCGCATCCGCGCCCGACGCCGTCTTCAGCAGGCTCTCGTCGATCGCCGCACCGGACGCCTGGGCGGTCCTGGCGGCGGCGTCGCTCGTCGCCGAGAACTGGTCGAGCGCCGCGTTGACCTTCTCGATGACCGTCGACGCCCTGTCCTGCGCTTCGACGATCGCGAGGAGAGTGAACGACTCGGCACCCAAGGGGAGTCACCCCCTCTGGCGCTGCTGCTGTTCCGCGTTGGCGATCAGCTGGATGAACAGCAGGTAGTCGTTGATCTCCCGCTCAGGGCGTGACGCCAAGTCCTCCCTGCGCAGCCCAAGGTGCTGCCACATGGCCCGCTCCAGCAGGAACGTCTGCAGACTCGGCGGGCCCGGTGACCCCAGCCGGATCGCCGCCGACGCCTCCGTCAGGAAACCGCTGCGCCTCCTGCGGGGTCCGCGGGGACCCGAGCTCGTCGACGGTCTTCCACAGCGTGTCGAACACGCCGCCGGGCAGGCTGCGCACACTGTCGAGGTTGATCGGCCACACCGCGCCGTCGTCGTCGTCGAGGTTCCACGACACGATCGCCGCGAGGACCGTCAGCTGGCGGGACAGGGCGACGTCCGGGGCCGGGCGGGCGGCGCCGTCGACCATCTCGATGCGGGCGAGGGCGCGTTCGGAGGCCTCGCGGGCGCCCTGGGGGAGGTGCTCGCGCAGTTCGACCCAGTAGTGGCGGTCGATGGGGATGGTGCGGGTGTCGGAGTAGGCGGACAGAAAGCCCATGGGGTTGCTCCTGAGGGTGTGGGCATGCGGTGGCGCAGCCCTGGGACGTTCCCCAGGGCTGTGCGGGAGAGGGGTCAGTAGGCGAGGTAGACGTTGTTGATCACGGTCGCCTGCACCGTGTACTGGGAGGCGCCGCTCAGTGGCCGGGACGCCTCGAACGTCATCTGGCTCATGATCGCGTCTTCCATCTTGATGTCGTTCGCGTACTTGGAGTACGCGACCTGCGGCATGGTGATCGTCACCGTGCCGGCCGAGGCCGGGTGCTGCACCGTCAGCACGAGGGTGCCGAGCGAGCCGTTGACCATCCGGTTGTAGTCGCCGTACGTGGAGTCGGTGAGGCTGGACCAGACGGCGTCGAACGTGCCGGTGACGTGCAGCGTGGTCGGGGTGATGAACGACGGGCCGTGCAGCCCGGAGTAGGTGCGGGTCTCCTTGAGGCCGTTCTCGATGGAGACCTGGACGTTGGAGACGTCGTTGCGGGCCTGCCCGAACGGGGTCAGCGTCGCCTCGGCGAAGACGAACGGCAGCTCGTTGGTGATCGTGATCGGCGTCGGGCTGTTCAGGACCGCCGCCGACTGGCCGATCACGTCGGCGGTCAGGTCGATCGGGTTGTTGCCGACCGGGGCTTTGATGTCCAGCTTGTTGACGCGGCAGCCGGCGAACTGCAGGCTTTGGAAGCCGCCAAGGTTCTTCTCGACCGTCAGGCTGCTCAGTGTGTTGGACTGGCTGACGGTGTGCGTGTACGGCGCCACGACGCCGACCACCGCCGCGCCGGAGGAGTGGCCGTAGACGAGCGGCTGGTCCAGGGTGAAGGTCGTCCCCGACACGGTGATCTTGCGGCACTCCGCGGTCGTCGTCGGCCCGGTGCCGTTCACGTCGATCTGTACGACCTGACCGGTCGTGAACCCCGAGGCGGAGGCAACCGTGATGGTCGACGCGCCGGCCGTCACCGTGCCAGACATGGTCGTCGAACCCGTCCCAGCAGAGCCCGTCACCCCGGAGCCAGCGACCGCATCCGTGCCGATGCTCGCCACCAGCAGCGCCATCGCGTTGGACGGGAACAGCGGGCCGTTGATCGACCCGCCGTACTTCGCCTCGCCATACAGGTTGTACACCTGCAGGTCCCGCTGGCCCTGCATCACATGGGGGCTGAACCAGCCGGGGTCCACCTCCAGGGTGTTGGACATCATCGGAAGGAAGGTCGTCGCCGTCAGCGGCGTCCCGAACGTTCCCTCCTTGGCGAAGCCGGTGCCGGACAGGGCACCGGGACGCTCAGTGACTGTCGGGTACGCCATCAGCCTTCTCCTCTGCGGCAGTCGGCGCCTCGGCGCCGGTGGCGGGCTTCGTCTTGCTGCGGGCCCGCGCCGCCGCGACCGGGGCGGGAGAGATGTCGGGGCGGGACAGATAGGCGTCCGCCGACTCGTCCGGGACGTCGAACTCCTGGCCCGGAAACAGTTCGGCCCCCAGCGCGACGAACGCGACGGGGGCCGGACCGTGGTAGATCAGCCTCACGGCACGCTCCTCAACTGGGCGGCTACCGCCTGGTGGAACCGCTCCCGGATCTGCGGCATCAGCGGGCGGACCGCCCGCTCGGGGAACGGGTTCGGCCGGGTGCCGGGGTGGTTGACGTAGCGGGCGAACCGCGTCTGGCCGCCCTGCGACCAGGCCAGGACGCCGCCGCCCTTGCGGGGCCGGATGGTGTGCGCCCCGGTGCCCTGGACCACGTACCGGGCGTAGGGGGCGGTGGAGGTGAACGACAGCCGGGTGGAGCCGGCGTCGATCGTCTGCCGGTACCAGATCGAGTCCCGTAGGCGGCCGGCGCCTGCGCCCTGCCCGACGGGGGCCTTGTCTCGCAGGGCGGCGCGGACCATCGGTCCGACCTGGGTGCCCCAGGCGGTGCTGGTCTCTCGCCAGCGCAGGGAGACCGGGTGCGGCTGGCTGGCGCGGAGGTTGAGGCTCATGCCTGGACCACCTCCAGCACGTCGAAGCCGATCCGGGCGCCGAAGTAGAGGGTGCGTAGCGTGGCGGGGGTGCGTTCGGGCGGGTACTCGAGTTCGTGGGACTCGCCGATGCTGAGCATCTGGGAGGAACCGGGTTCCTCCTGCTGAATCGGGACGCCGTTGCTGTCGATGTACGTGGGCATCGTTGCGACCCACGTCTTGGCCATGACGGCGTCGATGATGCTCGGGAACTCGATGTCGACGGTCGGGCTGTTCGGGTTGGTCTCGTAGGCGAGGTAGACGTCGACGATCCATTTGAGCGTCTTGAAGCCGGGCCCGCGGGGGGCGGTCTGCCGGTTCACGCTCAGGCGGGCGCCCCAGACGAACGCCATCGGGTTGTTGAGGTCCGAGACGGTGGGCGGGGTGATGAACGCCTCGAGCGTCTGTGTGGTGCCGGGGATCGGGAGCCCGTCCAGCATGGTGCGGATGTACTGCTGGACGCTGG